TGCTCACCACGACCTAATTTTGCGATACTGTCAGCATTCTTTTCGATTGCTTCAGCAAGGGATGCGTTGAACCCTTTTACTTGATTTTCACTCATTGTCTTACGATTGTTTTTTGCCTCTAATTTGTCAGCAGCATCTTTAACTACTGTAATTTGAGATTTTAATTCTTCTAATTCTGATTTTAAGCTGTCTACCGCAACTGCGTTATCAGCTTTTAATGTTTCGATAGCACCGTTTACTTCGGTTTTAACGCCTTCGAAAGCACTTTTGATTTCTTCTAACATTAGTTGAAAATTTTAAATGATTGTAAATATTTGTTTATCTCGATTTGCATAGAAATCATCGGGTCTTCCTCTTCCTCCAATGCTTCATCTATTGGCATTTCGACTGTGCCTTCAGATGATGGTTGCGGTTGTTCTTCAAGGTCGACTGACTCTTCGTCTTCCATCTCAGCAAGATATTGTTGTAATTGCTTTAGTTTAAGTTCTAACAGCTCGAATGTTTCATCAGTAAAGTGACCATTTCTTAAAGACTTGATAGTTTTACCCATCTCATCTACAAGAACAGACTTTATTTGACTCTTCACTCCTACTGTTGGTGTATTTGCGTTTGCACCCCACAATACTGAACTACCCTCAAACAATTTAATTTCATTGATTTCGTTATAGCCTGACTTCGCTTGTGACTTAATAGTCTGAAAGCCGATGCTATGTTCTGTGATATGACCTTCTTTATACAACTCGTAAGTATCGTTACCTAATGTTGTATTAGGCATCTTTACTCTAGCCTTTAAACCAAATCCATCTTCCATCATCTCGAATGGTTTAGCAATTGGTTTCTCGGTTGAATGGTTAAATAAATGCCAGATTCTATTCTTGGCACTAGGTCCGTTTTCTTTTAGCGTTTTTGTGAATGCACCTGGTACAATAACATCGCCATCGCTGTCGACATTACCAAACGCAGAATAATACATTGTAATTACTCTACTACCATCCTCCATATCTACTGGAGCTCCACTTACCGCTTTCTTTTTATAAAAGTTACTCATATTTTTTATTTAAGCTATATAAACTGTGCAGCATCTACAGTTGCAGTTATTTACTGCTAACCCTGCTGCATCATGTGCATATTGCATTTCTATTAGTCCTACCTCAGGAGTATTTACTAGGAATGGTTGATTAACAGGGATTCTTACACCTTTGTTCTCAGGATTCGTTTGTCTATCTAAATCCCTGTGCCATAATCTTGGCTTACCACTCTTAGCTGGATACTCAGCAGCTATCCATTGTTTTAATACTGGAATACCTGCTAACCTAACCGCACCTATAGCACCTGTACTTAATGCCTGATGACTTTCAGTTCTTGCTATAAGTAAACTCCTTGCGTTATTTATCTTTCCCTCTCTGAGAGTCTGAATTGCCAACTTATTAACCTCATTTTGTGACAATCCATTCTCACGACCATACTTTACAACATTCGCTAATATACGAGCTATTTCGTTTTCAGTAGTATTCTCTATGCCATACATCTTAGGTCCGCTAATACTAACCCAATACGTTAGCATAAATACTAACCACTCATCCAAAATGTTTAAAGGATCAAGGTCAATCTCTTCCGCTTTCTTATTCGTTTCAAACATCTGTTGGTATCGCATAGCAGTATAACCGCCAGTTGACTCATACAAAGTTCGTAAAATATTATTAATCTTATCGCCAGTAAAAAATCCTGCACGATTATTAGCCGCTTGTTCTACCCCTAATGCCTCAACCATTTGAGCAGCTTTATCAAAGTCAGCTTGTAAAGCCTCTTTTATTTTAGGCTGAAACTCTCTGATTGATTTCCTTGCAATCTTTTGTTGCAAAGCAAACTGCTGTGATGGTGTAAGTGGTTTAGCCATTATTCTTTTGCGTCTATAGCTTCAATCATTTTTCCAGCAGCAGCATAAATTGACTTCATGTTGTTTTGAGCTGAGTATTGTCTAATAGCTGATAAACCTCTTCTGTCTACAGTTTTGAAATCTGAAGTATAAATATAGCCATAATGACCTTTAGTGTCTTCACTAAGCTCTGGGTCTACACCAAGAAACCATAGACAGTATTTATCATATCCATTTTCTTTCAAATACGCATTTTCCATTTCTGCTGTTGGTCTTACCCAACTATCAGGTCTAGTAATATCGCCAGATGCAATAAGTTTGTTTGCATGATTAATACCTTTCGTGTTTTTCTCAGTTAACCTTTTTAATTCTAAAAGGTTGTTAATTGCTTTTTCTAAGATTTCAAATGATTTCATAATATTTATTTTGATGGATCGTAAGCCCAATTTTTAAGTGATATATCTCTTTTAGAAGGACAACCCTCTGATGCTGGTTTACCTTGTTCTGCTCCTTTCATTCTACTAACAAAGCTTATAGTTCTGTTTGCGTCTTCCGCATCTGCTGTAGTCCAATCTTCTTTTTTCTTAGACAATAGTCTTAAGTTTCTAGTGATAGGGCTTCTGTCAAGTGATGCTTTCTTAGAACACTCTGTATTTGACCAAGCTTCTAATTCTGAGTAACTCATGTTAGTAATTGATTTGTACTTTGCATACACTTCATCTACTTGCTCGTTCTTACTCAAAAAAAAACCTTCGCTTTTTACAGGTGGCAAATTATAGTCGCTTTGTTGTTGTGCATCTCTAGGGTCTTGTAACATAGTCAACTCATCAATAGGCAAGTAACCTGCTGGGATAAATATCTCATCCATTTCAGTTCCTTCCATAGTATCATAACGCATAGCTGCTCTCTTCTCGTTTGGAGTAATCCACCAAGATTGAGAAAGAATAGCACTAAGCTCTTTCATGTCCTCTTGTAACTCAGGGAATACTGTCAAATCAAAATCAATATAGTAACCTTGACCAATCTCTGTTGAGAAGAATCTATTGAATGCATCACGAAGAGCTACCAACTCAGGAAGGACTACTTGAGTCAACATTTCCTTCTTAGCTTCCTTCATGTTGTTATAAGTCTTGTTATCAGGATCGTTAAACAACGCAGAGTTTACACCGTAAACATTACAAAGTTCTCTAAGTGTTACTTTCTCTGATTCTAACAACTGTAAGTCGATAGGACTTAAACCCATATTAATCCAATTCAGCTTCGCACCTGCAATCAAAATCTTACCAGCATTCTTTAAAATACCAGCTTGAGTTTTTGTTCCGTACTGATTGTAGAAATCTTCTTTAAGCTTTCCTGCTGCCTCTGGTCCGAAATCATTTGATTCATCCGCAGATAAGATACCTTTAGGTCCTTGATTCTGTAACATACCTACCGATGTATCTTTTGCATCGTTAGAACGCTGAACAGTTCTGTATGCCGCCTGTAAAGGACTCAAGCCGTAAAGCTGTTGTCCGTTCGTGTCAAAGTAAGGGTTGAAGTATTTTAGATGGATTACGTCTTTCGCATCTAATTGATCCCATCCAACTAGCGTAAAAGAATAACCTTCAACCCCATTTATTGTACCATCAGAGATAATGGCAACGTATTGAGATGGGAGTGTAACAAGTTCAGCAACCTTACCATTTGAAAGCCTATTCGCCCAAATGTAAGTATTACCAGTAATTAGTTTATATCCTACTGCACTCTCGATAAATTCAGAGAATGATTGATATTCATTTGGTTTTTCTAATAAGTCATTTAAAGGTGAATCAGCAATCTCGGCAACTGCTTTTACACGAACTAACTCAGCTTTAGCAATATCTGTAGTAGATGTTGCATTGCTTAATATTGACTTGTATCTTGCCAATTCTTTTTTGTTCTTTACTTGATAAACGTAAAAAGGAACAGTAGAAATAGTTTTAGAGATACGTTTGATGATAGCATATACCTCACTATTGTTTTTATAGTCAAGTACAAATTTTTGCTGGTCTAATTCTGGATAAAGTGTTCTTCCGCCAATCAATCCACCGAAATCAGTAAAAGGATTGTTAAAAGTCACCTTTGGAGCTGCCTTCTGTTGAAAAGGGTTAACTGCCTTTAGTATGTCCGTTAAATTCACGCTATATATTATTTTTACAAAAGTAACAAATTTTTAGGCTACACAACCCACCCTCTTTTTGGTTTAGCATATTTTGTGTATATGGCATATCTCATAGAGTCCATTAAGTGATCTCGAAACTTCACAGGCTCATCAAGCGTATTGCCATCTGTATCCGTCTTCCACTTGTAGTTTTTAATCTCATCAAGCAAATCCAAAGATTCTGACTTTATATGTAGTGGGAATGACTTTACCTTGTTGATACCAGCGTAAACATCCTTAACAGCACTCTTTAAGTTAAATCCTGCCTTATTCACCTCCGAAATAGTTTTCGGTTCAGCAGGGTCGGCATATATCTCAGAGTTTCTATCTAAGCCTAGCGACCTCATCCTATCAATTAGTAAAGCCGTAGACATTTTTGTATCGTAGATTAATTGGTCGACAAACAATTCGCCATCGAAGTTCTTAACCCTAACGAGGGCTGTTTGGTTGTTAAATCCAAAGTCAAGTCCGTAAAACACATCTCCCCCATCTGGGAAGTTGCGTCTACGCTTCCAATGCGTATAAATAGTCGCTTGGGATATTGCTCTCTCTCCTAAGCCATAAACTCGCCAATATTCATGGTCGGCTGTTTTAAGCCTTTCAATCTCATCTACGATTGATTTTTCAAGAAATGGGTTGTCTTTGTAGGTAGTGATGGTAAAGTCAGCATCTTCTCTAGGAACAACCTTGTCATAAATCCAAGAGTAGTAATCCGAAGGGTTATAGTCAATTACAATTTTTTCTGTGGTTCTTAATGCTAACTGCATCCAAGATTCATAGTTTACCTCATTTGCCTCGTTTATAAACAAGTAGTTTCTTTTACGACCTCTTATTTTTTGTGGTTGATCGGTAGAGACGAACTCTACGATGTTGCCTCCTAAGAAGTAAAGATTTTCTGATTTGTTGTGCTTTTCTTCTGAGTATAAGCCATATTTCGAGAGTATTTCGATAAAGTCTCTCATCACTGAGCCTTTTATGGATGGCA